CCCCACATTGTTATTTCCTTCTTATCCTTACTCTTCCATCACCCCCGCAATTCGGGCATTTCTTATAACCCGAACTTCCGCCTGTCTTGCGGACTCTCCGCTTACGGGTTACTGTCAGTCTCACTCTCGCCATTTATGTGTACTCCGTCATTTATGACTGCATCGCCGCCATTACCAGAATCGAGGTCTTGTGTAACTGTCAAAGATTCATCCATGAATTGCTTCTCATACCATATCCAGGCGCCATTTGTCCCGGCAAGCAGCAGGATCAGAATAATGCAAAGAATCCATAGACGCTTAATCATGCGCTCCATTCGAGCCATGATACTTTCGTGTACGATATACGGGACATCTTTGTGATCATCCATTTTGATATACCTCTTTATAACATTTTAACACAAAAAGGCGGTAGCTGGAACCTCGAGATTTCAAACTACCGCTAAAACGCCGTTGGCGTTTTCTTCAAGTGAGCTGTTCCCAGCCCTTCTATCGGGCTGTCTCCAGCCCTTCTATAATGTCTGCGGTTTTCCTCTGCCGCAGCTCTCGGGCCCCTAGCCGAGCCCTCATCCTCCCGAAAAAGGGAGCGATCCTCCAACCTCCGGGCGCGACCCGGCTCTACTTTAGTCGTAACTTAGTCATAAACTAATCATAAAGATCATGCCTGCACTCTGCGGAGATACGTGCGGCACAGGTACCCGCGATGGCCAGTGTACACGCAATACAACCACTTGGTTACCCCATCCTTGTCCAGGTTGTAGTATCCATAGCACTGCACCTTGCCGCCTTTGGGGACTCTGGTGATGATCTTGCGGTTAGTGCCTGCCCCGGCCCGCATCATGAGCGGATCGGACTTTGTGCAGACGTAGTAGGTGCCTGCCTCTTTGCGGTCGTAGTGCTTTGCCGCCTCGGTTTTATCGCTCGTTTTATCGCTCGCGCGTGTTTTATCGCTTGCTCCGTCATTATATGCAGGATGGCCAAAGAGCGTGTAATCGTTGGCGATTCGAATCTTTTTCGCTACGCACCCACCGTTGGCTTCGATCCCGGACCCGGTTGCTGAGGTATTGCCCTCGATCGTAGTCACCGTCTTGCCATCAGACGCCACCGCGATCACAAGCCCCGTGTGGTAGCATCCGGAGGCATGCCCATTGCGTGTGAAAAAGATCTGCGCACCTACCTCCGGCTTTTTATCCAGCGCGCTGTGCTTGGCGTACATCTGAGCGGATGCTACGGTGTAGTCATCAAAATTTCCAGCAAGGAGGGATTTTGCTGTGGTAACGCCGTAAGCCCGCTGAAAACACCAGTCCACAAAGCAGTCGCACCACGGTGCAGGAAAATCCATCACAGAAGGATAGATTTCGTGCATCTCTTTGCCGTATTTTGTATAGTTATCTCTTCCTGCCCCAGCTGTCTTTTCATTGAGAATATCTGGGTTCTTCTGATATGCAGACTTTGATTTCTCCAAATACCCAGTTTCGGCAATGGCGATTGCGATAACTTTATTTCTGTCAGGCATTATTTATTTTCCTTGTTGTACTTTGCTGTGGAAATTACGAGCAATGCGCCCAGAAATGTATCTCCGGCAGTGATCGTTGCTGTGATCTGATCTCCATACGGAATGCCCCAAATCTTAGCCAGCGCCGCAAAAAATGTTGCACAAGCGGGAAGTGCAATCAATGCTACATATTTTAATTTGTCATACAGTGCGTTACTCATACATTCAAATCCTTTTCATACGCTTCATTCTTTGTGATGATCGGCAGATTATCTACATCTTTCATAACCTTTTCAGCGGTGCCATTTCCGCCAAGTGCCTTATATGGCAGGTAAATGTAATCATACAGATTTTCATACTCATCCTTGGTAATCCCGCCTCTTTGGATGTATCTGCCCCCAAGATAAGTTACTCGGTCATGCCCCTGTCCTTTTACGGCATCAGCGATTTCACTAATTTTTCGTGACAGTTCGGTATATTCCTCCTGCCGCTTGTCCGTTTTTCTGTCGTGGCGCTGAATCAGGAAGGTTAAGAAGGTTACCCCACTGCCCCCGAAAATTGCGCCGATGATAGTTGAAATTAATGTCTGAAAAAATGGGGACAATGAGTTATCCTCCGGAATGTGTTGTATTGGTTAACTGTTCCAGTAAATTATAACATAGTTTCTTTAAATTGTGCAATTACTGAACTAGAGTGCATGAATTTAATGGATCAGGTAGTAGCCCAAAATGCAGTGCCGAGCAATGACAACACTGCAACAAGTACCTCAGATGTCATATTCCTTACCCCTCAGATTTTTTATTTTATTATATCACGAGGATTTCTCCCCGTGAATAAATTTATCCGCCTTCTGTGGTGGTCTCTTCCGGCTCCGGTGTCGGTTGTGCGTTCGGGTGCTTGTAGCATTGATACATAACGGGAGATCCCCTCTCAGGGGCTTCACGCCGAGATCTCCTCATTGGGGTAGAGCCTTGCATAGGCCTCCTTGATCTTTTCCACAGCGGACGCCTTGAGCTTTGCTACTGCCTCCCATGTCAGTTTGCCATCGTGGATTCTCATTGCCAAAAAGTCGTACATATCAGCCTCCTAACTGTGCGAGGATCATATCCTGCACTGCCTGATCCGTCGCTTCCTGCGCCTTTTCAAGCGCCACCAGCCTTGCCTCCGTTGTCTTGGTCCTCTCCGGCTCCGGAAGATCGTCGACAGGGGAGTAGGCAAGATACTTTTCCGGGTCTGCCTTTACCGCCTCGGGATCTGTCACAGAGTCGTGCCACTCGTTAAAGTCGTACTCGTACTCAGTGACGGGCTCAGATCCCTTACCATCCGGATCCATACCGTGCTGGGTCTGTGTCTCTTTCTCATGCAGGCAGATCTGGAAGTAGTTGACTCCCTCGATCTGCGTTACGGTTACAGGATCCTGCCTTTCTGCAAACCTTGCTCTTGTCATATCGTGATATCACCTTTCTAGCGCTGTGCGCTGTCTGATATACATTGTATTTTTTACAAAATCGCTTTGAGTTAGTGTGCCTGACAAACATTCCGTTCCGTGCCATCAGAGATCTGGCATTCCTGACCGTTGGATGTGATCGAAACATCCGGAGGCTGTGCCGGAGTTTACGGTAGTTTCTGGGGCGCATTGTTATCCGGTCCCGGTATACCCGGTAGCCAAGCACATCAACATGCGCATCGGGATCGCTGTGTTTCAAGCTGATAAGTCGCCAATCGGGTTTGATCGTAAGTCCCATGCTAGCCGCAAACTGGATAAGATCCGCCATGGAGCGGTGCATTCCGGAGGCGTTGGAACCAAACAGATAGATGTCGTCCATGTTAATCATGACATGGGCAAAAATGTTACGCCGCTTGCCTCTCCGTTCCGAAAAATAGCTGCCCTCGCATCGGTGGTAAATGTCAGCAATGTACAGGGCACACAGTTTAATTGATAGGTATGACCCGATCGGAAGCCCGTACTTGACTGCCTCTAACTGGGCTGCCAGTTCCGGATCCGCCCGAAGACGCAGTAACAACGACGCAGTAGGTTTGCCTTGCTCACTCAGTTTTAAGAGTCTGCTTATCAGCCAGAGCAAAGTATCGTTGGCTACGTGCCTGCTTAGCCATGCCATCATGTTGTCGTGTGTGATGGATGGATAGCACTTGCGGATATCCGCCACGATTGCATATTGGACGTCCTTATCCCGCATCCACTGCTGGACTACTCTGGAGCCAAAAAGCGGTCCCATACCATCCTTACAGGCTATCTGATAGTGACCGATGTAGCTGTCCAGTTCCCCAAGAGCATTGTAGGCAATGTAGTCGTAAAACTGCTGCTTGATATCCTCGATGGCGATAATTCGCAATTTTCCGTTTGATCTGTCAACCCGCTCATCATAGCGTATCTGGCGCACATCGATATGCCTTCTCCGGATTTCTTCGATAAGCAAATCCGCAATCGCATCAACGGTCTTGTATTGACGGAATATCCTTGAGATATCCTGCCTTGACATTTTCTTTGAAGATTTATGACTCATGCAATCATTTATTGCACGAATAACAAAATCTTTATCGGTTATATCTATATTTCTGCATTTACGCTTCATATATTCGATTTTTGCTGTGTATGAGCTGTCGAATCACTCTCAGCCGGAGAAGATCTACCTGCCCATCCTGTTTATCCAGCCACTTTGCGCATTCCGCGCTGGTGATCCTAAGATCAGCGCTTGTTCAAAGAGCGCGCATGGCGACGCATTAAATTGTATTTCTTGCCCCTGCTAGTAGGGGACTTTTGCAAATTTGCAGGAGCCGTAGTTCCAGTTCGCCCTCCTAAGGTCGTTCCTGCAGTTCACATTGCAGAGCCCTGCATTAGAACCGTTCCTCAGGTTACCAAGGCCGCGTCGCCATACCCAAAAAATAAGGGGAGATCCCCTCTCAGGGGCTGCGCCCCTGATTCACCCCCGAAAACAGGGGTATCTTAATCGCAGGAGCCGCAGGACCAGTACGCCCACCCAAGGTCGCGCCCGCAGTCCACAGCGCAGAGCCCAGCATAAGAACCGTACCACAGGGGACCAAGGCTATACTTTTCTCTGAGCGCGCCTTCTTCTCCCGCTCCAGACTGCGGCCCCCATACCATGTCACCAGTGCCCGTTGAGTTGCCGCTTCCGATAGACCGCGGATTGAAATTTCCGGTAGACATGTCAACCTCAACATCTCCGGACCAATAATTACCACCTGCGGTCGGAATTGCGCCTGCAAGTACGTAGCCTGTGTGTGCGTTAGCCACATGCTTAACCCCTTTTGGCGCAACGTACTGTTTCCAGAGGCCCTCCGCATCGGCCCTTTCCATCACCACATTGGAGTCGATGATAGCCTGCCCGTTCATGTACTCCACGCCCTTGATCCTGAACGTATGTTTCCCATCGGTATTGGAGAGATAGGATCCGTCGTGATGTCCGATGACCTTATCTGTCTGACCGGTCCAGCATGGCATGGAGGATACATAGGTATCCGTCGTGGTGTCAAAGGTCTTGGTGGTGTCGAGGTTGAGCGCTGTGTACTCCTTGCTGTCGATCGTTACTTTTTCGATGGACTTGATGAGCACTCTGTCAGCAAAAGAGTTCATGCTTACCTGCTGACGGTCGGTATTATTGTCTGAACCCGCCGTGCCAACCGATACGCAGGCTCCCGCGTAAAAGCCGTTATCGGATGCCAGGAGGACTCGCGTTACGCCGGTCTCTCCGAGAGCGCACTTAACCTGCGTATTAAAGTTGGAGCATCCGGCAAATGTCGCCTGCAAGGACTTGCCCGCATACTTGATAATGTAGAAGATATATCCAAGCAGCGTTCTGGAAGAAAAAGAGCCCCAGTACCCAGTGCCTTTTTTCTGGTAATCGGTAATCATGCCGTTATAGCTCTGGTTATATGCTGGTGTGCCGCACTGCGAGCGGAGCAAACTATCGGAAGCCGTAACGGAGTACCCGAAAGAGTCAATGTAATACGGGAGGACCTTGTTATCTGTGGTCACGGCCTCCACCCATGGAACCAAGCCAAGTTCCGGATGCTCAGAGTCGGAGATTATCCACACGTCGTAGTCCCGATGCTTCTCCACCGTCCAGTAAAACGTAGGCGAGAGCGTTCCGACATCCACCGCACCGGTCTTCCTATACGCCGGGGATCCCTCCATGCAAGAGACCCGGGCGGTGCTGTCCGCATCCCTTGTGTAGTTGCATCTGTACCACTGGAAAATCGGGGATGCCGTCTCGAAATCATCCTTGCCTTCTTCCGTGTCTGTAGACGGTTCACAGGCAAGGCCTACAGAGTCGCGCCTCCGCTCTCCCACCGCTGTCGGGTTGACATCGTGATGCCATACTTTCGTCGCAAAAACCTTGCCGTTTCTCTGCACGGCAAAGCGCTTTGCCAAACTCTGTTCAAGCGCAGACAGGCTGGAATCTTCCACCGCCGCAGCCTCCTGCAGGCTGGCGATACGTGTGATCTGATCGACCATCGCCTGCATCTGATCATAGCTGGGAAGTAACTGCATCTTATCAATAGCCATCATTAAGCCTCCTTGTAGTGTGCGAGTGCCATGCACCCGGTATCCGGATCGATCATCAGCCGGTACTCCGCCGCATCTTCCAGTTGCAGAATATCTTGATTCATCGAGTAAGCCAGAGCCGCAGAAATCAGTTTGTTGGCGTTGTTGGTCTGCGCCTGAACTACATCTTCACTTTTCAGTTTTGCGATGATTGCCCTTGCAAGCGTGGCATAGTCTATCTTTGCATTCGTATTGCCGTCACTAAGCAAAGGAAACATATCCCCTGTTTGAACATCATTCACTTCTGGGAACGCACTCAGTTTTGCTCCTTCATTCGCCATCTTCTACTTCTCCTTCGTTGTCTTTCTTCAAGAACATCTGCATGATGTCACTGCTCATTTCTGCCTGTCCCTCACTCCGTATCTCTGCGAGGACTTCCGAAAAGATTCCATCCAGAACGAAGTATGGAAGCCTGTACGATTCCTTGATTTTTGATACTGTGTTTTTTACCTCGTTCTTTGCTAACTGGGTTGATACCGAAAGCGGCATTACTACTTCCATAAAATCCTCCTTTAATACGATGTGATTAGATTATATTTTGCCAGCGCTGTAAGTAAGTCATTTACCTTAGTTATTACGTTACGGAGTGTTGCATATAAAGACAGTTTGCTGACGCTCTGTTTTGTTGCGTTCGTACTACCGCCGAAGAATCCAAGGTTCGATGATGTGGCATAAAGCGCACCATAGTAAACTGGAGCATTGATCCTTCCTGTCGAAACCTTGATAGCATCGGAACCGTTTGAACCTGCGGAGACTGTCAGCGTGTTATTGATGGTCGTCGCTCCTGCTATCGTAGCCGTTCCGCTCGCTGAGAGTGAAGAGACAGACGTTGCTCCTGCTGTCAATTTCTGGAGTACCGTCTCTCCAAGTGTAACGTGCAGAGCGTAGTTACTGGAGTTACCAGTTATCAGCAGTGCCTTTCCGGATGACGCGAAAATCTCCGTTGCCTTCAGCGTCGTTTTTCCGCTTATGACATTCAGCACAGCACCACTCAATGTCTGCCCGATTTCTATGATATGTGTTCCAGCCCACGAATTGCCGCTCGTAAAGTATAGCTTTCCTGCGGTATAAATATCACCATCTTTTATCTGAGTGAGTACGGTGGAACTTCGATAGAACGAAATCTCATTCCCAAGCAATTTGAATGTCGGTGCCGCACCGCCGCTGTATCCGGTCATTCCATTTCCATCAATCGCAATAAGTTTTGTGCCACTACTGTTCTGCACTTCTATTGCTGTTGTATATGTACTGCCCGGCCGTAGAATCAGCTTGCCGCCTTTGATTAGGCTTGCGCTGATGGAACCTGTCGTGATATTCGATCCGTTAATGGTACTTTTACCGCTCGTGGACAAATCCGAGAATGTAACGAAACCAGTGATGTCTACTTTACTTGCACTGATTTTTACTGATTCCGCAGATTGATTAATACTTGAGATTATTTCATTTTTTCCAACCTTGTTACTGACTGTTGAAGAAATTGAATCTGTAGTCTGTTTGATTTCGGTCTTCAGTGCGGCATCTTTGTTGTCGGCGTATGTTTTCGCATTTTTCAAATCCGAAGCCGCATCGGTTTTGTTTTGATAGTTCTGCGACACGGTAGAAGTAATGCTCTTCGCTGTCTGGGTAATTTTACTCTCAAGCTGTGTAGCCTTGTTGTTTGCATACGACTTAGCTTCATCCAAATCATCCTCGGCATCAGCAATGGTCTGATACGTTGCGGAGACTGTCGATGTAATGCTGTTTGCCGATTGCTGAATCTCGGAGCGGAGCGTTGCTTTCACATCATCGGTGTAGCCTTTTGCTTCGTCCAAGTCCTCTATCGCATCTGCTTTAGTCTGATACGTTTTGGCAACAGACGATGTGATATCCTTCGCTGTCTGGGTCAGTTTACTCTCAATCTTTTCCAGTGTCGCATACTTAGCCAGTGCACTATCCATCTCTCCTGTGATGATAGTGTGTTCCTGCGACACCGCAAGGGAAATCTGGCTCGGTATTACGTCAACCTGCGCTTGTAAATCATCGAGAACAGTGAAATTCTGTCCGTATCTTTCAAGTTGTTCCTCAGTGGCAATCAACGAGATTTTGTCGTTCGTTTGTTTGATTGCGGTAGAGGTCTGACGGAACACGAATGTCGGGTCTACATATCGCATGATAGTGACCGTGTCAAAGTAGGTTGGATCATCTCCAACACACGCCACAATCACCGCACTGTTCGTCGTTGCGTAAAGGTCACTTGTAGCCGCCAGAATGACCGCTCCACCGTTTATCGTGAAACCGTGCTGACCACTAACAATGTTCTGGAAAGTCGCTCCGTCGGTTGAATACCTCCATGAGCCAAACTTCACGCCGCCAGAAAAAGTGGGCGTGATTGTGATGCTTGTGGGCGTATATGTCCCTGTGTTTTTTTCGGGGTCGAAATCATAAGACACAAAAGCGGAATCGCTGACGCTTAATTTTACCAGTGTTCCATTGCTGTATCTCGATATGCTTAAAGGTTGTGATTTCATCTATTCCATCTCCAACGGATGTTCACCATCTTCGGACATGAGTATCATTCCGTTCTCTGCATAAAGGAAGAACGCATCTGCCCACTCAAACCACACTAATGCTCTGTCTGTACAGAAGTTTGCGTCCACAACTATACTTTTTGTTTTTCCTGCAGTAAGCGTTCTCTCTGACTTCGCATCTGGTTTTACGAACCACCGATAGTGATAAATATTTCCTTTTGGGTCAAGGTCTTCGCCTGTGTAATCAGTAACGATAGCAGTCAGCAGGATTGTTTTTGGTTCGTCCTTGCTGACGTTCGTTCCAGAATCTGGCAGGACATAACCAACGATTGCACTGTCTCCAGTATCACCCTTTTGCCCTGCCTTTCCTGCTGTGCAAACAGGATCACTGTAACTGCTTGTCCCGTCTGCATAAGTTGTCTGTACACGTTCCCAAATGTACTTTGATTCTTCCCACGTGGGCGGTGTCGTTGTCCATTCTCCACCTATAAGTGCAGTCGGTGATGCAGAGGAATAATACCAGTTAACATAACTAGCAACGGCAGTTCCTTTTTCAACATAAGTGTTAGAAAACTGCGAAATTAACTGCTGATTATTTGCTTCGATTTTTCCTGTGACGGATGTTTCTGTAGCATAATCATCAAGCTGAGATTCTATTTCGGAAATCGCATCGAGTTTAGCTTGATTAGCGTATGTTTTAGCATTGTTTTCAACTCTTGCAAGGTCTGCTGTTGTGACCGCACCGATTTCTCCGGGGTCAAGCGAAATTGAAATATCACCAGTGGTCAGATTCCAGTAGTTTTTACCTTTGAGGTCGGTTATAATACCGCCTTTCAGAATGTCCGCAGTGACCGAACCAGAATTGATGAAATTGGCATTGAAACCGCCGTCTATCGTCCACGCAGTCACAAATGCTTCTGGATCATAACCGCTATTGGAAAAAGCAATCCCGTTCATGTTCATTCTGATAACATTCACAGCGGTTTGAATGTTATCAGTGTCCATGATTAGAATCTCGTTCGGATGTCCGTCAGCGTCTGTATTAATAACTACATGGCCGCCCTTGCCGCCCTTAATGAGGTCTGTTGCTGTTTTTAAAGCATTGCGCAGAAACGTTATAGTTGGAACTCTTTGCATGATTGCATCCGCAATCTGCGCCTTCATTACTTCTGAAAAATTGGTTCTTGCTGTACCAAGTTCCATGCGGTCATATCGTTCGGCGAGGATGTTGTACTCCGTTCGAATGACCTTTTTCTTAACTTCGGTCAGCCCGAGGTCTGGATACGAGACAGTTACTGTATCGCACAGCGAAACTCTCTGCAGCGCCGCAAAATTCTCATATCCTGCAGTCTGCCATAACTGCGCAAACTCGACTGTTATATTTTCATTCGGGTCTTTTGCTTCTGTGCTTTCCAGATACTTTCTTGCACGATTTCGCACCTGCTCGATAGTTGGCTGTTCTTGAAATTCACCGGACAAATCAAGCGGTACCGCTATAATTTCAGTCACTCCGTTTAACGCAACATAATGTTCTGGAAGTGTTACAACTATTTCTTCGTCTTTGTTGTTTGAACGCCAAAACGGAGCAACTGCGTTAAACACCGTGCTAATATCATAATCATGAACAAGATTGGTGAGGTTTTTTCCATAAACAATTCTTACGCCGTTATCCTGTCCTCTATTCTGATGCAGTTTGACTGTGAAGCCATCCCACTCGTATTCACCACCGCCATAAACATCCAAAATTGAACCGTCTACACCGCCAAGTATTTCTTTAATGCTGACAGGAACATGGACGGTGAAAGTCCCCGCGGTTGTTTTGTCAGTCCAAAAAGTGAAACCATTATCCGTTACGGAATGGTATCCGAATGTGGCGAACGCTTGTGTTACAGAAGACGCCGTAAATGGTTCGAGAATCGTGTGGGCAAGTCTATAGCTAATATGATGAGCATAAAACGTAACAACGCCGCCAATAGGTGCAGAACGTTTGTAAATGTCAAACGGCTGAAGCGTTTTGGTTTCGTCATGCCAACACGCCACAATCATTCCTTCTTGAATCTCAGAATAGTGCGTGTCAGTAATCGGCACATCAAATTCGACCTCATAGATACCATTCCGTTCTTCAATACAAACGGCTCTTGTACAGTGAATCCTGCCGATGCCGTTTGTATTAAATTGTGTTGTTCCTTTGGGGTAAAGTATAGGATTCATAGTCTATAGCTTTTTGCAATGCAAAGAACTGAATTAACGCCCGTCACAGTGACATCTTTGCCATTACTGTCTAACCTAGGAAATTCCGAAGAGTTCAACACCGTTTTGTTGTTGTAATTATTCCCTTTGTAATAAACTTCCTGAGTTTCACAATCAACAACAAATGGGCCAATAACACCAGTTACTGTAATAGATTTGTTACCGATTGTAAGCGTTGTATTTCCATTGCTGTTTATCACAAACATTGGATACTGTGGAAGCGTAGAACCTGTTCCTATCGTTCCGTTTGCAGTGTTGTTTATAACTCTTAAAGTTGTGTATCCTCTTCCGGTATAACGCTCTGGCGTTCTGTCAAAGACGAGTTGAAATTTTGCCGTTTTACCATCTCGGGAAACTTTTGGCGTTGTTGATTCATGAAAGCACGCTTTGTACCACTCCCCTTTGTTTATGGTGTCATACAAAAGACCATATCCCCTCACCTTCGCCAGTGCGTTCATCATCTCTCTGTAAACAGTAGCAAAATCTTCAGTAATAACAACGTCATAAATCATCCGAACATTGTTGAAATATCTATTGCTTAAAAGAACGGCTCCGTTTTTGCCATAGATCTGCATGGTTTGGAATGACTCAGCAGGAAAAGTGTGTAGATCTTTTCTGAAAACATAAATTTTGGAATGTCCTCTTGTTATTATGCCGCCCTTAACAGGATCTAGTTCAACTAAATCGCTACCGCTATCAACATTGGCATTAGCAACAATATCATCTGGGTTGCTCCAATCCACGCTTCGGAAAATTATGTTGTTTCCGGTTTTGCTCATGCGTAAGCCGCCCTTCTCTGATTATCCTGCAATGTGAAAATCTTCTCGATTTCACGAGCCAGTTCTCTAACGTTCTGTCCCTCTGCACCGTATACGTTGATAGTAATACCGCCGTTGTACGTTGCGCCATGATTCACGCCTTCGGTGCTGAACTGCATATTGCCACGGACCATGTTGCCCATTCGATCTACCATACCGTCAAGGGAATTCTGCATGCCATCCACAGGAATGTTGTCTTCAAAACCTTCCGCCATGCCGAGCGCCATGTATTTACCGATCTGGTCCCGGAATACCGTAGAAGGGGAATGTATGCCAAGAAAATCCTTTGCCGCATCAAGTGCTTTTCTTGCCGCCTCTTTCGCCGCATTGGCAATTCTCCCCGCCGCACTGGAAATACCGTTCTTGATTCCATCAATAATGTTCGAACCGATAGCGCCCCAATCGTACTGTGAGAAACTATCTTTGATTGACCGGATAATCTGAGGAATTGCTGCAACCAGATCCGGAATGGTGTTAATCAAACCTGTAATGAGCATTTCAAGGATATCAATGCCAGCTTGCAGGATCTCAGGCAGATGCTCTCCAATCGTGGCTACGATCTTTGCCACAACCTCGATGATGGCGCTAATGATCTCCGGCAGATTGTCCATGATGCCCTGCACGATTGCCTCAAGCATCTGTAATCCACCCTCAATGATCTCCGGCAAGTTATCAAGAATCGTGTCAAGCAGAGATGTTATGATCTCTCCTGCGGCTTCGATGATCTCCGGCAGACTTTCAACAATTCCATTGACAACTGCTGTCAGAATCTGCATTCCTGCATTCAGAATCTGAGGAAGTGCATTTATCACAACCTTCAGAAATCCAGCGATAAGCTGAGCAGCCGTGTCAAGGAAAGACGGAAGCCCCCGCACAATGCCGTTTACAAGATTCTGCACGAATGCCACACCCTGCGCCAGAATCTGTGGAAGTTTATTCTGCACGGCACCGGAGAAATTCGTTATCAGTTCTTGTGCCTTTGCGATAACAGCAGGAAGGTTTGTTGTAATTCCATGTGCAAAATTGGAAATCACCCCTTTGGCCGTCTCAATAATCTGCGGCATCGTCTGTGCCATTCCACTGATAAATCCCTTAACGACCTGTATACCCGTCTGGATGATAGTAGGAATCATACTCACAAGCTTATCAATGGCCTGTCCAACACCTTCAGAAATCCGTTCAATTCCTTCACCATAATTGCCTGTGAATAAATTTGTCAACCCATCCATCACACTTGTGATTGCAGGTAGGAATTCAGACAGCATATTTCTTTTCAAGCTGTCAAATCCTGTGCGCATGTCTTGCAATGAATCTTGATAAGCCGCCGCCGCTTTTACCGCATCATCAGACATAACACCGCCTAATTCATGCACACGGTCACGCATTGCCTGTGTATCCTCGGCGGATGTGTTGAGTAGTGCGCCCAGTTCTTTTGCAGAACCACCCAATAACTCACTCGCAAGTGCTGTTCGTTCTGCGCCCTCTCCCATATTCTGCAAGCCTGTGATTGTTGCAGAAAATAAATCTTCTGTAGACATGCTTGCAAGCTGTTCTTGTGATATACCAAGTTTTTCAAATTTATCAGCACTTTTTATTGCGTTTTTCTGCAGGGTCTGCATTCCACGGCTCATGCTGTCGATGCTTGTGCCGGAATGTTGCATGATTGCATCCCACTCCTGGTATGCCTGTGCAGAAATGCCCATTTTCTGTGACATTTTATCAATATTGTCACCGTATGCCGCAACATTAGCTGTACCTTTTACAAGTGCTGTTCCTGCAGCAATAGCCGCTGTACCAACAGCCGCAACAGCCCCCGCACCAACTACCGCCGCTTTTTTGAGCCCACGGCCAAAGGTTGAGCCCTTAGTCTCTGCGTCGCCCAAGCCTTTTTCATATTCACTTGAATCTAGTGACAATTTTGCTACAAGGCTCAGTAAGTCCATCGTCAACCTCTTAATGCATTTACTCCATTTTTAATCCTGCTTTTAATTTCTTCAGGGTCAGGTTTCTTCCCAGCAGGACGATCAAACGAAGAAGTTAAATCATAATATCTAGGAATTGAATCATTTCTCAGTTGCATTCTCAACAAATCGGACATATAAATTCTATAAAGTTCTTCTTTTTGTGATGCTTTAAACGCAGATATACAATGTTCAATTATATACCCGCGTCCAAATATTTCTAATAAATCTAACCTTATAGTTTTTATGCATTCAAAATACCGCTCTGCCCCAATCGTGAGAATGAGATAAAAAAATTAATTACTGCCTCATCAGTGATGAGCTCTGATAATGCGGTAAGATATTCCCCCATAGGGTGATCATCCACGTTTTCTGGCTCAACAAAGCATAAAAGAGCAAGCACTTCTAGGGTTTCATCAGGGTGTTCACCAAATGCGGCATCAATAATTTTAGAAAGATTTTTATATCCCTGATCTCTTACCTTTCTCTTATTCTCCTCAAAAATTTGCTTTTTTGTAGCTTCATCAGCATCTTTAGGAACTACAGTCATTTCTGGCATTTGGCTTCTAATCTTTTTGAGGTCAATATCTACCATCCATTTTTCAAGAGACTTTTTAATCCTATTAGTCTGTTTTAAAAATTCAGACGGCTTACAATTTGCTAGATTCTTCATCGTTTGCTCCTTAAGGCATTGCAGTTTTCTTTTATGCAGCATCTACACTATAAAACACCATCGGAACAACTTTTTGAGCATTAATAGACACATGACCCATAAGAGTAACCGCAAT